GTGCCATAATCAGAATACGACCCAAGATCAGCATGTCCCATACAGCGCCAAGTTCCGGATGGGGTTCCTGTCCCTCTACCTCTATAAGAATTAGTGCTTGTGTATCTAAGAGTTGATCCTGCTGCGGTTCCTCCTGCCGCAACCGTGCCACCTGATCCTACGTCAACTGGCCTAGATAAAAAAGCGTATGTTCCGACAGCCCCAACAGATGCACCAGCAGTTGCCGATAAAACCTGTTCAGTCGTAGGGGCTGAGGATACCGCAGCTGTAGTTTGAGTTGTTCCGTCTGGGAACATTACTCCTGTGCTTACAAGTGAAACCGCCATGTTTGCTTAACTCCTTAAGGGGTGTCTGAATCAGCTACGAGATTGCCAATCAAGCTGAGATTGCCAGACGAATCAATGGTGATAAGTGTAGTCGAACCGTACTTGACCAACAAGCTACCACCAGATTCTTCGATTGTGAAATTCGTTGTTGACAGCTTGCCCGCTGTCGTGGCTGTCGTGGCTGTCGTGGCTGTCGTGGCTGTCGTGGCTGTCGTGGCTGTTGTAGCGTTTGTAGCGTTTGTTACCGCCGTACTTCCAATAGCCGACACAATATCCGCAGCAGACGCGACGCTCAATGCAGACGTTCCGTTCCCTCTGATGAGCGCCCCGGAAGTGAACGAAGAGGCCCCAGTGCCTCCGTCTGGTACGGCTAGATCGTTTGTTAGTGACAACGTGCCCACCGCAAGCGCGGCGGCGTAATCTGTCTGAGCCGCAAAATCCGTACCATCCGACCAGACTGCGACTGTTTTACCGGCCGGAATAACGACCCCCAACCCCGCAGCTGTGGTGTTACCAAGAACCGTCGAGTTATAAATGGTGGCGGTGTAACTGCTGGCGTTGTAGACGACGTACTGTTTGGGGGTGGGGGGCGCGTAGACTGCGAAGTTAGCCCCAGTACTTGTTGTCAACGCCAACACGGCGTTTCTTGATTGATCCGCCGCCCCGTTCAGCGCCGTGAGAGCTTGGTTAGCGGACTCCACAGAGACAGCGGACACCCCAGAAATGGCGGATTCAATGAGCGTGCCGAGGTTTGAGTTCGTGGTACTACCCCACGTCCCGGCTTGGTCGCCCGTACCGATCAATTCGATACGCAGATTTGGTGAATATGTGCTTGGCATGGTTACTCCTGACTGACGTGATTATCCGGCATTAGGGGGCATCGCGCTAGCCCAAACTCGACGCGGGAGAACTGGATGTACTTCGTACTGCACAAGCGGCTCAGCGTCTTCACCTTCTACCAGTCTAACATTGACGTGCCATCCCTCTTCTGGAATAGGCTCGTAGCCCTCTGGGGGCGGTTCTGGCGCCCGCTTGTAGATGATGCCGATCGTGTCGATGTTCTGGTAGTTCGGCGTGGTATACGCCTCGGTGACGGTGACGCCATCTTCCTCAAAGGCCGCTGGGTGCACGGTGTAGAGGACTGCCTCGGCTTGGGCGGCGTCAGCAAATTTTAAATATAGGTCTGTATACATGGTGATCCTTAACTGGTGAGGGCTTGCAACTGTGCGTTAGTCAGACGCAGCGGGTAGTAGGCGATTTTGCGGATGTATCCATTAAAATCACTCCCTTGGGACCCATTGCTTGTTGTTTTTATACTTAAAAATGATACTACCGGCGGAAGAAACGCCGTTGTTGATGTGGTTACCGTTGACCCACCTTTAGATAGCCCAGAATCGCCGGATTTATACGCAGCAGCAAACATTGCGGGGGGCTCGCCATAAACAAACGCTGGTGAACTGCCACTTACACCATTTACGTCAGCTGATACATTGGAAATGATCCGCAACTTAGGACGATTGAAACTGCCGCTGTCGTACATTAGCTGCAATAGGTTTTTTTGAAATTCGCCAGAAGTGATTTCGATGCCAGTACCTTCATTTGAAGTAGCGTTAGTCCCCGTCCGCTGTGTTTGCGCAAACAAAGTCCCCTCATCAGCCCGGTACCAACTAGAGAAGTTCGCCCCCGTCATGCTGGCAGCATCAGCAGAGCGTGTCACTTGGCTGGCTTCGGTTTTGATGTAGGACGTTGGGAACGCTCCGACTTCGAGTTGAGCGCCCCAGACGTAGATGCCGCTGTAGCCGTCTCCGGTGTAGTTGCGGTTGGCCCATACACCGTCCACGCTTGTTCTGATGTCCGCTTGGCTATAGTTGGTTCCTGTCGAAGTGAGAGTGATGCTAACGCGATACCATCCATTACCGACATTTTGAATACTTGAAGCAACAGGGGTTCCGACAGCAGTCGAAATGGTCCCCAGAGACAAGTTGACCGACACAAAAGTCGTTTCCAAAGAGCCTGTGTTATATCCAACAAATGCAAAACCCCTTTCGGCAGCTTTCAAAAATACAGAAAACGTGTACGTTGTGGCATTGGTTACAGTAAAGGCCTGGTTGCAGAGATGGAAAGAACTCGCTGTGTTTTCCACCAGTTTGTCACCAGTCAGTTCCCCGTTAGGCGCAACAACGGTGTTTGATGTAACATTTAGGTCGTTTTTAGCCCAAGTCGCATAATTAAACTCCTCACTCCTCAACAGCAAATTCGTCCTCTGCTCCTCAATCTCCAGACCCAAGCTCTCGAACGTAGTGGGGCTGTGATCGAATCGAGCCACGTTAGCCGCAGCAGTTTGCAGCACAGGGATGTAGTTCGTAATCGGCTGTGTGGTCGTGGGGGTGTAGGCGGTGACGGTGGAGCGTTGTTCTAGCTGTGCGCCCCATGCGGCAAATGAAGCCGCCGTGTCTCCCGAAGCTATGCGTCGAATCAAAACAAACGTAGTAGACCCTGCGGCAAGCGATGCACTTACAGTCACGCGCTGCCATTCGCCAGTGAATGTCACCTGAGTAGGGTTACTAACTCCACCGAGTTCAATTCGGGATGTCTCTCCCGCCGTTCCTTTCAAAAACACACTAGCTACAAAATCTCCAGCCTGCACTGTCAATGTCTGCGTGAGTCTTGATGTGTTTTGTGGAAAACTAATAGTGTCTGCTGTCTGGGTGCCATCTGGGGCTGCTTCATTGTTTGCAGTAACTGAAGCATTACCAGCTCTTGCCCAGCCGTTGGTTGTGACATCAAACTCCTGCGAATACCGCAGCAAATTCTGCTCAGCCATCGCCACCTGCGTACCGTAGTACGTTGCAGTACTGGCACGGGTAAAAGTGACCCTTGGGTCGAGTGCTTCGACGTTGGCGAAGTCAAGCAGCAACGTGGGCTTGATGGCGGGGAAGTTCTGTTGGATGGCCATGTTTAGTCTTTCGGAAAGCGTGCTTTGATTTCGGCAATCTTAGCTTGCCATTCTTCCATTGTTGCTTCTCCACGTTGGGCTTTGAAAAACAATGGGTCAGATTCGGCAATATAGGCAGCCTTGCGGTTTTCTTCAGCTTCAGCAGCTTTCTGTTCTGCCGCCTTGATAGGGTCAATCTTAATTAAACTCATTGCTCTCCCCTCCAATTCCGTCTGTCAGGTCAACCTCATCAACCGTCCATGCGTCACGTTGGCTGCGGTCTGTTGGGATGTCAGCAGCGTCCACGATCTTGAACGGCTTGCCAGCGGGCACGTCCTTTTTGGCGATTTCCTCGATTGTCAAACCGCAGCCGGGCGCGGGCACGATGATGGCCACGCCGCCGTCAGCGGTTGGGTAAACGATGCGTTTGTCTTGCATTTTTCTTGCTCCTGGTTAATCAAATACGGCAACGTTGACATAGGTGCTGTCGGCGTTGGCGCTTGCGTTGTTGGTCACGACTGACACGGTGCTGGTGGTTGGTGCCAGTGCGTCGTCAATGCTTGCCGACCAGCCGGTCGCGCGTGTGCCAGTCACCAGCGCGCAATAGTCGGCATCAGCCATGGCGGTGGTAAAGTTTACACGATAGCGTCCGGTCGCCGTATCGGTCAGGCTGCTGACGTTGTGACTTGAACGGATGGCGATGGTTCCAGTCCCGTTGAAATTCACCCAAGCGCGGGCCATGCCCTTAGCCGTGACAAGATCACCACCAGTGCGGTTTTGAATTGCATCGACTCTTAATGTGCTCACTCATCGGCCCTGCCTTTCGTGTTATCTAAAAACTTGGACATCGACTGTCCCTGTGTCAACCAAAGTGCCGTTCTGGTTTGATACGTAAATTTGTGCCGACCCTGTATTCTTTGATACGGACACTACATAGTTGTATGCTGAAGTGACGTTTGCAGACATCCCAGCCAATGAATAATTCGCATCCGGCATCGCCGTCGTGAAGTTAACTGTGTAGTTCCCTGTCCCGTTGTCCGTAATACTCGACACGTTCCCACTCGCACGAATCGCCACAGTGCCAGAGCCGTTAAAGTTCACCCATGCGCGGCAGGCGTAAACAGGAGCAGAACCAGAGGCATTAAATCCCTCACGCATACGCAAAGGTGTTAGGAAGTTTGTGTTATTAGTTCCGGCTTGGGCTTCTGCCGTTGATGCAATAGTGGGTGACTCAACAGTTTGCCAAGTGTTATCCCCTCTTAGGAATGTAGTGCTGTCTGCTGTACCAGAACCTAGCCGAGCAGTAGCCAACGTGCCACTGTTAATCTGATCTGCACTAATGCTTTTATTCGTCAGTGTTTGTGTAGCCGCCGTGGATACAAGCGTCACACTCGCCGGAATCGTTGTGCCGTTGAGCGTCGTGGTGCTGCTGCTGGACAGTGTGGTGAACTCACCAGTGGAAGGTGTTGTACCCCCTATGGGCGTGTTATTTATTGCCCCCGCCTGCAAATCCCCAGCAATACTCGACGCATCCTGATACGCCAAATTCCCCAAATACTGATTCAGTGGAATCTGGTTTGGGGCTGCGCCGATGTCGGATTGGTCAACAGAAACGCCCGCCGGGTACGTTATGAAGACGTCCTTTGTGCCCGCGCTAAAACTGATCTTTGCGCCTGCGCTGCTGGAGGCTAAAACGGTGTCACGCGTCAGGGTTGAGCTCGACAGCGTGTACGTACCGATGCCAACTTCCCACTGGCCGGGGGTTTGCGCCACGATGGCGTAGTACGTCGTATTGCCTGTGCCGATAACCGAAAAAGAATCAAACCCAGCGACAGCGCCGGCAAGCGTAATAGTGCCTGTACCTGTCGTAGTAGTAGTTTCTTTTACACGATCTTTGACTATAAGCGCCATACTACGTCCTTACGGAGATGTTTTGATAATTTGCCACTGCGCCCCATCCTCTGTCAAGATGAGCTGCCACGTTGTTCCGTCGGCCGCCGTGATAACTTGCCACGAAGCGTCCGCAGTTGTAGCAATCGGCGCCCATTGCGCAGTTGTGTCGTTTGCTATATTTTGCCATGTCGTTTGTTGGCTGTCGTTAATCAGCTCCCACAACAGCCGAAACTGCGGGCTATCTTGGGCTATGCCTAGCTCTCGGCACAGAGCATTAACAGTCGCCTGAGTTATCGCGGCGTCTTTCGCTTGGCAGGCTGACAAGACTCTCGCTACAAACCGTACGGTAGTAAGCACCACATCGCGGGCGCCCCCGGCCTCAAGGACCATAGGGGACAAAATCCCTGTGGCGGCAACCCTATCGATGCCTTGCGAGCTCTCAATAACCCGACACACCTGCAAAGTCGCTGCAGAGGCCGCATCCGATCCGCGCCCAGCATCCTGTACGGTCGCTAAAAACGCCGCCAGCGCGCTAACCGTATCTGCCCCTCGCCCCGACTCCAGCACTTGAACGCCGTACTCAGGTACGGCAGAGACTTGGTCGCGCGCGGCCGTCGACACCGCGACACTAGCCGCAAACGCGGCGCTGGCCAATAAAGAATCCGACGCGGCGCCGCTACTTTGGGCGAACGCGTTGACCGCAGCGTTTGCGATAGGAGAATCGTGCCCCGTTGAGGAGGCAAGCACTACGGCGACCAGCAATCCTTTGGTGCTGGCGGTATCCGCCCCAATACCGGACTCTGAAACTGTAGCCCCTGCGTGTAGCGTAGCGCCGGCCGCCTCGCGCCCCGCAGCAGATTCATACACCAATGCGACATAACTCGTCCAACCTAGTGCAGAAAATGGTGCAGTGGAATACGGGGCCCCAGCGAACACAGGGTACCTCGCTTACGCAGCGTCGAGAGAGAACTGGTATGTAAGGTTAATCACATCTCCAGCTACCACGGAACGGTCGCCGGGGGACTCAAAATCAGCAGCGGAGAACAAAATCCCAGTCGTGCCGCCTTTGGTGTTATTGGTTGTCAAAAACGCCCCGCCGACCGTAGTAGTCCCATTGATGGTATACACCGCCACTGACCCAGCGTTGCTAATTACTGAGGGGTCTGCTGTTGTTGCCGTGCCGAATACGCACGCAGGACGAGTAGCCTCTGAATACGCCGTAACCTCAGTCCAACCAGCATGAGACGACATAGTGTCCCCAGCGGCGGGAGTATTTGACGCGCCTGCGCCGTACAAACCGAGGTACCACGCGGCGGTGTAGCTGGAGCCCGTAAAGTACTTCTCGTTCATGTCCTTCAAACCGACATTCACCACGAGGTTATGCGACTGGGTTTCCCACTTTAGAGACCCAGATTGGTCAAAACACTGCAGGGTAAACACGCCGCCGGCTTTTGCTTTTTCAATGCTCATCTCAAACTCCTGTTAGGAAAAGCGTAGCAGCGCGTCTGCTGCTGTGTTTGGGGGGACTTGTACGGTGAAACTTGCGGTTGCGGTTTTATCTGCGCCGAAGTTCAGCACAGCCACAGCGCGGTTTCCTTTGCTGCTATTGTAGATCAAGGCGCCTCTGGCCGTAAAGCTAGCTGGCACCCACAGCACATTCTCAAACGCCACGAACCCCTGCGGGCTAACGGCAATACCGGGCATGACTGCGCCCCCCGCTGTGTACCCATCGCCAGAAGTTTCCCCAGCAGTCGTGTACAACGTGGTGGCCTCGCCTAAATCAGCGGTCGCCAGATACAAGGCCAGTTTGAAAATGTCGGTGTCAAAGTCATGGATGCCCTTGAGCAAATCAGCTTTGAACGAAGTGGTGGCGGTCTGTGTAATCATGTTACAGCCTGTCTGTATTGCCCGTTACGATACGCGTCACCGCGCTCGAGCCCGTCGCCCAAACGTTTAGCCTGCGCCAGCGCGTCAGCGTACTTCGACTGATAGGTAGCCAAAGTGTCTGCTTCCGCTTTCATGAAAATGCCTGCTTCAACAAGCGCGCCATACAGCAAGACCGTGTCGAAGTTATCCCCAAGCCACGTTGTGCCTGCGGTAACAATGGATGTTGGCAAGTAGAAGTAGTGAAGCTCTACGCTGTACGCTGCGTCAGGAGTGGGCCCGACAATGAGCGACAGTTCGTTTGTAATTGCGGGAGGCGTGTCAGTTGTCGTAGTCGGCCCAAACAACGCGTAGTACTTTGGCAGGCCTGTGGAGGTGGGGTTTGGGTACGCCTGTCGGATGAAGTTCACATCCTTGTTCAGCAGATACTCATAGCGCCCGGTGCCGTCGATAACCGCCAAGGAATACACCGACAAGAAATCCACCGGGGTCGACAGATACTTGTTTGACGTCGACAACACCCCCGTCACGTTTTTACGCAACGACGGGAACTGAATCGTGTTGTAGACCCGCTGCTCAGCGTTTTTGATGAACTGGTCGATCTGCTGCTTTGACGTCACGACCGTGTTGTCCCACGTGCCCGTGCTAGGGAACGTGTTCTCTACAAACGCTTGAATTTGGGCAGACAGCTCGGCGTAATTCATGGGTTACCTCAAGCCATAGGGCCGTAAGCCTTGGTGCCTTTGGTTGCTGCGCCGTTGCCACGTGTTGTGATGCCGCCCTTGGCCAGCTTGGTCAGAGGCTTGCCGGGATGCTGGGCTTTCTCGTGTTTATTCACGGCCTTCTGCATCATGGACTTGTCCATACCGGCATCTTCATGTTTCTTCGTTGCCATATTCGGCTCCTTTATGTAACAACAACCGTAACTGTACCAACAGTTACAGATAAAACCAAGTCATTTGGCGTCAAGGCATCATCATACGCCCGAGAGCCGCCCACGGGGTTCCACCCCCACTGAAACTGCCGACTGCCATCCCCAAGGTACCCATCTGGCAGCACGCCGGATGTAGTGTACGTCGTGTCGCGGCGCGAGTCACGCAGTGCCTGTGGGTCTTCAACGGGGTACATGCCCAGCTGCAACTGAGGATGATCTGGGTCCCAGCACGACTTGCACACCAGCACTTTATACGGGCGCAGCTTGACTACTTCGGATTTGAGTTCGCGAAGCTTGAACTGCTGCCCGCAGCGGTCGCACATAGCGATCGCTTTTTTGCCGGATGCAAAGGCTTGAGACCCCATTACAGAGGCCGCCCACCGTACGGAACAATACGCAGCGAGGCTTTCTCGCGGTCTTCAGCAGATGCCTGCAACCAATCTTGGTCGTACTGCTCTTTGAGAATCTGGATACGCTCCAGCCCACCGGGCACTTTCATTGCCAAGTAGTACGCCAGCCCAGACACCATAGCGGGCAAGAACCGGAACGGAATGTCCTGCGTGTTCACGCCGTCCCCAGCGTCTTGAATACGACGCAGTCGCCAGTACACCAGCGTGTAGGGCTGGCTATCGTCGGGGATTGGCCACAATGTAACTGTGGGGGTCGTCGTCTTGCGATCGATATAGATCTGAATCGGGCGCCCTTGGGTAAGTTTTGTGGGGATCGTAGCGTACGTCGATACACTGATCCGTGAGATTGTGAGGTCCGCCTGCGTGGATTGATTCCCCGCCCCAGTGCGAATAACATGCTCCAGCAAATCCACAGTATCCGAGGGCAGGTTGTACGTGGCAGTCCCCGCAACGAGGGGAAGAGATCCTTGTTCGTATGTCCACATGTTCAGGCCACGGTTGGCCCAGTCAGCAAAAAGAAGGTTTAAAGACCGACGAGCGGTACGCAGGTCATACCCGGTACGCATCTCATTGCCGGTGCGCTCAAATGCCTCCTCGACTAGCTCAACTAGGTCAAGATTGAACGCCGTGGTTCCTGATGTGGCCATCTTAGTGTCACTTCATTTTCTTCAACGTCTGAGCGAGACGCGCGCGTTGGCCCATTTTACCGGGCTTCTTCGCAGCTGCGGCCAATTTCTTGGCTGGGATCGGCTCACCCTTCTTGGCATCAAGCGCAGAGCGCAGGGCACCGGGTTTCTTGATGGCTTTCTGAATCCACCCGCCGTCCTTTTTAGCCTCTTCATCCTTGGAGCGCGAAAACATTTTCTTGGCCACGTCCATTTTCTTGGTCGTGTGCGCCAACGACGTCCGCTCAGGGGCGTTCATCATGTCCTCGTACAGTTCAGACGCGGCTTTGGGGGTAGCGGGTTTCTTCGTGGCCATATCAGCAGATCCTACACTTTTTGACGCCGCGCTGGGCCATGCCTGCGCCGCGAACTGAACCCCCGGACTTGTACTGCTTGAGCTGGATTTCCTTGCCCAACTTCACTCGGGGGGTCACCTTCGATGCGTCACCAGCAGCGGACTTGCGAACGCTGCGAATTACTTCCGGCGCGTCTTCAATCAAGTCCCGCGTGGGCTTGTACATGTCAGGCTTTTTGCGGGCGGCAGCAGACTTGTCGCGCAAGCGCTTGTTCTGCTCTT